TTAATCCTTTGGTCCGTCCACCAATCGGATGCTGAGTTCCTTGAGTTGCTTGTCGCTGACCGGTGCCGGCGCGCCCATCATTAGGTCTTCGGCTTTCTGGTTCATCGGGAAGACGACGACCTCGCGGATGTTCGGTTCATCGGCGAGAAGCATGACGATGCGATCGACGCCGGGAGCCGAACCGCCGTGCGGCGGGGCGCCGAACTTGAACGCATTAATCATTCCCGAGAAGTTGGCATCGACCTCACCCTGGCTGTAGCCCGCGATTTCGAATGCCTTGTACATGATGTCAGGCCGGTGGTTGCGAATAGCGCCAGATGACAGTTCGACGCCATTGCAGACGATGTCATATTGCCAAGCGAGGATGTCGAGCGGGTCCTGAGTTTCAAGCGCCTCAAGTTCGCCCTGCGGCATCGAGAACGGGTTGTGGCTAAAGTCGATCTTCCCGGTGTCCTCGTCGGCCTCGAACATCGGGAAATCGACGATCCAGCACATTTCGAACTTGCTTGGGTCGATCAGACCAAGTTGTTCGGCGACGCGGGTGCGTGCGAGGCCCGCGAGTTTCGCCGCGGTCGCTTCTTTGCCCGCGGCGAAGAAGAGGCCGTCGTCGGGACCGATGCCGAGTTCGGCCGCGAGCGCGTCCATCTTGTCGGTGCCGTGGTTCTTGGCAATTGGGCCACCCCATTCGCCGCCCTTGCGCGTCGCATAGCCGAGTCCCGCGAAGCCTTCACCCTGCGCCCAACTGTTCATGTCGTCGAAGAATTTGCGGCTCTTCTCGGCCGTGGCAGGCGCAGGAATCGCGCGCACGACATCCCCTGCTGCGACGATGTCCGCGAAGCGCCCAAAGCCCGAGCCCACGAAGTGAGACGAGACATCGGTGATGATTAGCGGATTGCGCAAGTCGGGTTTGTCGTTGCCGTACTTGAGCATCGACTCGCGGTACGGGATGCGCGGGAACGAGCCGGCGGGCGTGACCGACTTACCGTTCGCGAACTCTTCGAACACGCCCGCGAGCACGGGTTCGATCGCATTGAACACGTCATCCTGCGTGACGAAGCTCATTTCGAAGTCCAACTGATAGAACTCGCCCGGCGAGCGGTCGGCGCGCGCGTCCTCATCGCGGAAGCAGGGCGCAATTTGGAAATAGCGGTCGAAGCCTGCAACCATCAACAGTTGCTTGAACATTTGCGGCGCCTGCGGGAGCGCATAGAATTTGCCGGGATGCACGCGGCTCGGGACCAGATAGTCGCGCGCGCCTTCGGGTGATGAGGCGGTCAAGATGGGCGTCTGATATTCGGTGAAGCCTTGCTCGACCATTCGGCGGCGCAGGCTCGCGATCACGTTCGAGCGCAGCAAAATATTGGCGTGCAGACGCTCGCGGCGGAGGTCGAGGAAGCGATATTTCAAGCGAATATCCTCGGGATATTCCTGCTCGCCAGCCACCGGCATCGGCAATTCGATCGCGGCCGACTGGATCGAAACTTCGCGCGCACGGACTTCGATAGCCCCGGTCGGCAGGTTGGCATTGGTCGTTTCGGCCGAGCGAGCGACAACATCGCCCGTGATGGTCACGACACTTTCCACCCGAAGGCCGTCGAGCGTTGCGAATGCTGTATCGCTGCTATCGGCAACGATCTGCGTCAGGCCATAATGGTCGCGCAGATCGACGAAGAGGAGCCCGCCATGGTCGCGCTTGCGATGCACCCAACCTGAGACGCGGACGACCTGGCCGACATGCTCGGCCCGAAGCTGTCCGCAGGTATGGGTACGATAGGCATGCATTGTTTGGTCTTTCGGCTTTCGGAAAGGGGTGCCTAAGGCAGTCCCGATTGCCATTTGTCAAGGTTCAACGGCATCCGACCGCGAGCCGAAAATCCGAATATCAATTTTAACTTGAACTCTTTCCGGCCTGCGCTATGCAGGTCTCATGCAATCTCAGACTCGTTCCCCTGTCGATAGTGAGTGGTGGCGCCTCCCGCGCGTCATCGTCGAAACCGGCCTGTCTCGGGCGACGATCTATCGGCTCATGTCTACGGGGACGTTTCCCTCCAACCACTCTCCCCGCAGCGCTCGGGCGAAGGTCTGGTTCGAGGATGAGGTTCGGGCCTGGAAGCGCGGCGAGTTCGGTCTTCCCGCGCTTGCAACAGCCGGAGGCGGAGGTGGTCTTGGGGACCTCCTGTGACCCGCGCCTATTACAACGAAATCAATCCGCACGCTGCGCAGTGGCTCCGCAATCTCATCGCCATGGGCATGATCGCGGACGGCGACGTGGACGAAAGGGACATTCGTGACATCCTCCCCAGCGAACTCGCCGGATACACCCAATGCCATTTCTTCGCAGGCATCGGTGTTTGGTCCTACGCCCTCCGCATGGCAGGATGGCCGGACGACCGTCCTGTCTGGACCGCGAGCCCTCCTTGCCAACCTTTCAGCGCGGCAGGCAGAGGCGGGGGGGTTGCTGACGAGCGGCACCTGTTCCCCCACCTCCACCATCTCATCCGAGTCCAACGCCCTCCTAACTTCTTTGGAGAGCAAGTTGCGTCGAAGGACGGCCTCGGTTGGCTCGACCTTGTTCAAGCTGACATGGAAGCCGAGGATTACTCCGGCGGGGCGTTCGATTTGTGCGCTGCGGGCGTCGGTGCTCCGCACATCCGCCAGCGCCTCAGCCTCGTCTTCCGAGACGCCCGAATTGCGTGGGCATCCTACGCCGCGCGCTGCGGATGGCGAGAAGAACGTCAGGACAGCCGAGGGTGCGGATCGCGAGATTGCCCGCAAGGGTGGGCCGCAGGACACAGCAGCAGCACAGTTGTCGAGTTGGGTGACTGCCGCTGCTCGGGACTGGAAAGACTCGGCGGGCATGGCGACGACGCGGGAGGACGGGCGTTCGCGCGTGGACCAGCTTCCCCGTCAGGCGCAGATGGCACATTGGAACGCCCCCTTGGCGAACGATGCGAAGGGGAGCGACTACTGCAAGAGCGGAGACACGCAAATTCTCAAACTGCCCGGTTTGGCGAAGTTGTCGAGTTGGCCGACGGCGTGCGCGACCGAACCGGACCAGCAACCGGAAACCGTGATGGCGCGGAAGCAACGGCTCTCGGAATCGACGGGAGTTCATCGCGGTCCAGCGCTCCCGCTAGGATCGGCGGTTCATCTGTCCAGTTGGTCAACCCCAATGGCCGGGACGCCAGCGCAGAACGGGAACAACGCGGCGGGGAACACGGACTCGAGCCGGAGGACGGTTGCCTTGGTCGGCGGCCCGGTGGCGCCGAGCGAGGAAGCGAAATTCAACTTGTCGGCTTGGCCGACGACGACGACGAGCGACGCGAGCGGGGGCGGGCAGGCCAAGAGAGCGATGGGAGAGACCCGTCATGGCTCGAACCTCAACGACTTTGCGATGCTGGCGTTCAACCCGGAAGGCCCGGCCCGGTTAACAGCGGATGGGCAAATGCTGATTGGCTCTTCTGCCGGGATGGAAAGTGGCGGCCAGTTGAATCCGGCACATTCCCTCTGGTTGATGGGTCTGCCTTTCGAATGGATTCTGGCGGCCCCTTCGCAGGTAAGTCCCGAGGGAAGATGCTCGAAGGCGCCGGGAACGCGATCGTCTCCGAACAGCAGGCGCACGTCATTGCGGCGTACCTCGAACACGAAGCCGACGAGATTGCTGCTTTTCATGCTGCGGGAAGCGGCCTCCATCTAATCGAGGACCTGCTGTGACCGATAAGGCCAAAATCGCCGCGCGCATCCGTGCGCTGCGGGAAAAAACCGTCGCTAACGGATGCACCGAGGAAGAGGCCGCCGCAGCCGCAGCGATGGTCGCTTCGATGCTGGCGAAATACAACATGACGCTCGACGAGTGCGAGGTCCGCGAGAGTGGCTTTGCGAGGTCGGAGACGGTGTTCGACGACCCCGTGGGCGAACGGCTTTGGAAAGTCGCCGACGGCATCGCCCACATGATCGGGGTCCGTTATTGGTCGGCGCGCCCCGGTTGCCGGCCGTCCGTCACCTTCTTCGGATTCGAGCACGAGGTCGAGATTGCGACCTACCTGCTCGAAATTTGCCGCTACGCCATGCTCTCGCGCCAGGACGCGCTCGAACGCGAGCATCGACTGCTGCGCGAGACTGCGCGCCGCCGTCGCATCCTTCCCTATCTCGACGGCATGGCAGACCGTTTGCGCCAGCGCATCCGCGACCTCAAGCCGGTCGAGCCCACGGGCACCGGCCTTGTCGTCCTCAAGAACCAACTCATCGACGCTGAAATGGCAAACGAGGGGATCAATCTCAACGAGCGATCGGCGCGCGCCTCGCGTGACTTCCTACCCGACTATTTGAACGGTCTTGTGGCCGCCGATGCCGTTGCGCTCAACCGTGGCTTGCGCGGCGGTGACACCGTGGCCGGGAGGCTCGCCCACCAATGAGCGATAGCATCGACGACCTCTTGGGCGCACCGCCCGAGCCGACCAATCGTGAAGAGCGCCGCCTGCGCGCCGCCGAAGCCTTGGCGAAGGAAACGGCAATCAAGGCGGCGGGGCGCGGCGGAACCTTCGTTGACCAAGGTGTGCTCAAGCGCCCCGTGTCGCAGAACTTCCTCGCCGAAGTTTTCGACATGGACCCGGCGACCGTGCGGAAGCGCCTCGTGCGCTGCCCGAAGCTTGGTCATGCCGGCGGCAATCGCCCGGTCTATGATTTCAAGACGGCGTGCTCCTTTCTTCTGCCGCCACGGATGACGGCCGACGAGTTCATCAAAACGCTGCACCACGCCAAGTTGCCGCCCGAGGTGAACAAGGTTTTTTGGCAAGCCCAACGCGAGCGGCTGCGCTTTCTGCGTGATGCCGGCGAAGTTTGGCACACGTCGGACGTGCTCACCCTGCTCGGCGGCGTGAACATGACCTTCAAGGACCGTATCGACATGTGGGTCGAAGACATTCGCGACCTCAAAGGCATCTCAGACGAGCACGTCGAGAAGATCGAACAGATGGCCCATGCGCTACGGTCGAGCCTTTATGAGGCGCTCGTCAGCGCACCCGCCCGCGGCGAAACCCTCAGCCTCCGCGACGGGGAAGACCCCCTAGCGCCCGGCGACACCCCTGAAACCGAATTTGCCCTGGAGGTGATTTCCGATGCGCTTTCGTCCTGAATCGTATGATGCGATCGTTCGCCGGCTCGTCGAAGGACGGCATGACGATGACCCCGAGCGCGCGGAACCCGGCCGCCCGAACATGCTGGTGCCGTACTTCCTCATGGCGGCGTACGCCTATGAGGAATTGGGCGACCCGTTCTTGACGGATGGCGGTTGGGACTGGCTGTGCGTCGAACTCGACCGGCAATGGGATGTTGTCGAGCACCACCACAAGTATTTGATCGACCGGGACGCGCTGGCGAGCGGAACTGCAAGCTACCTGGTCGGCGACTTCCCGACGATCGTGAAAGACGCAGCGAAAGGGTTGATGTCCGAATATTCGCGTCCCGAAGAAGTCGGAATCACGATCAACCTTCTACCCGTGCCCGACCTATCCGACCTCCTCGGCACGGTCGCGAAGTTTGAACAGGACATTGCGGACCTAATTGGGATTCGGACCGCGACGCTTGAGGGCCTGCTGTGAAGCTACCCGAAGCGTCGTTCCCATCATTGCAGCATATCGTCGCCGCGTCGGCCGAGGGCGTTCGTCCCCCGGAACGGCTGAGCGTGTCCGAAGCCGCCGCCAAGTATCATATTGTCAACAATCCGGGTTCCTACGTCGGCCCTTTCTCGCTCGAAAAGGCGCCGTACCTCGTCGAGCCCATGGACGAAATGACCAGCCTCGCGCTCAAGGCGATCGTGTTCGTCGGCCCGGCGCGTACCGGCAAATCTGCCATGCTCATCAACTGGCTTTGTCATACGGCCATTTGCGACCCGGCTGATATTCTCGCGGTCCACATGACGCAATCGACCGCGCGCGACTGGTCGCAGGCCGACCTCGACAAAGCCGTTCGCAATTCCCCGGAGTTGAAGAAACGCCTGACGCCCGGCCGCCAGAACGACAACGTTCACGACAAATCGTTCCTCTCGGGCATGCGGCTTCTCATCAAATGGCCTTCGATCACCGAACTTTCCGGCAAGACGATCCCGCGGCAGTTCATCATGGACTACGACCGCATTCCCGATTCCATCGGCGGCGAGGGTAACGCCTTCGACCTTACGCGGAAGCGCGGGCAGACGTTCAAGCGCCGCGCCATGTGCGTTGCGGAATCGTCGCCCGGCCGCGACGTGACGAGCACGAAATGGGTCGCGACCTCTCCGCACGAGGCTCCGCCGAGTACCGGCATTCTCGACCTATACAATCGCGGCGATCGGCGCCGCTGGCATTGGCGTTGCCCACAGTGCCGCGAGACCTTCGAGCCGTCGTTCGGACTGCTCAGCTTCCCGGCGTCGAACGATCACATGGAGGCGGCCGAACAGGTTGTCATGGTCTGCCCGCACGACGGTTTCCCGATGAAGCCCGACATGCAACCCGAACTCAACCTCGGTGGGCGATGGGTAAAGGACGGTGCAATCTGGCTCCCTGACGGGTCTATGGTGCCCCGCAACGGCATGACAATCCGCCGCAGCGAAATCGGCTCCTTCTGGATGAAGGGTCCCGCAGCCAGCTTCACCACCTGGCCGGAACTCGTCGTAAAATATCTCGACGCCAATGCAGCGTGGGAAAAGAACGCGGACGAAGAGGCGCTGCGGACCACCGTCAACGTGGACCAAGGGGAGGCATATACTCCGAAGGCATTGGAAGCCGGCCGTCTCCCCGAAGAACTTTCGAACCGCGCGCAGCATTGGGGCGGGACGCGCAAGGACCCCGTGGTGCCAGCGGGCGTGCGCTTCCTAATTGCGACCGTGGACGTGCAGGCGCGTTCGTTCGTCGTGCAGGTCCACGGGATCGGCGAGGACAACGACGTTTGGCTCGTCGATATGTTCAAGATTCGGAAGTCCGCCCGCCGCCTCGACGAGGACGGGGAACGGATGTCGATCGACCCGGCCGCCTATCTCGAAGATTGGTGGACGCTCGTCGATGAGGTCATCGAGAAGACCTATCCGCTCGGCGACGGCAGCGGGCGGCGGATGCAGATCAAACTCATCGGTTGCGATTCCGGCGGTAAGGCCGGTGTGACGACGAAGGCATACCAGTTCTGGCGCGCACTGCGCGACGATGAACAAGGGCGCCAGCATCAACTTCGGTTCCAGCTTGTGAAGGGTGAAGCGAAGCCGAGCACGCCGACCTACCGGCGGGAATATCCTGATTCCAGCCGCAAGGATCGTCATAGCGGCGCGCGCGGCGACGTGCCCGTGGTCTTCCTCAATTCGAACACTCTCAAGGACCAGGTCAGCGGCATGCTCGGACGCACCGAGGCGGCGGGCGGCATGGTCAACTTCCCCATCTGGTACGACGAGAAGGGGAAACAGGAAGACATCAACTGGCTCTACATGCAGCTTACGGCCGAAATTCGGACGGACAAAGGCTGGGAAGCGCCGAGCGGCAAGCGCAACGAAGCGTGGGATTTGCTCTATTACTGCATGGGCCTTTGCCGGGATCCGCGTATTTCGCTCGACCGCATCGACTGGTCGAAGCCTCCCCGATGGGCGGAAGAGTGGGACATGAACGACCTCGTGTTCGATGCGGAAGCGCAACCGATGTTCACGCGATCGACGACCAAAAAGAGCCTCGACGACCTCGGCGCGCTGCTGGCGTAAAGGAGGTGGTAACTTTCCCGCGGCATAGTCGCCGCATGGATCGTATCGCCAAATATCTGTTCTGGACCCTGCTTCTCGTGCCGGCCGCATTCTTCGGGATCGTGTATCTCGTGGGGCAGGAACGGAATGCAGGCGCGACGGAGGTTCGAACGTGCGCGGCGCGCGCCGACGCCCTGGCTGCGGCCGATGCCGCGAACCGCAAGCTGCTCGGTGAGCCGTCGGACTATGAACACACCAGCGCCATTTTCAATGACGGTGACAACAGCATCGAGGTCGGATTGGTTTTTCGCGCCAACGGGAAGAGCGGTCGAGCGGCGTCGTTCGGTGTCGCGCCGGACTGCCGGATTTCTAGCATAAACTGAAAAGGGTGACGGCACGCCGTCCTCTGCACCCGAGGATGCAACACGCGCCTTGCCGCCACCCATTGCGGAGGCGCGCGACGGGATCGAACCGACACACCCGCCACTATCTGCCAACTAGATGCTCCCCGGTCTTGTCGGATCATAGCACCAGCCGTTCAAGATACCGGCCCTAGCTTAGTGGCCTCCGCGACAAACCCCCTGTAACCGAGTCGCACAAATATCTCAACTTAAAATTGATCCTCACTATTTTATTGAAGTTGAGTTGCTCGCCTGTAGTGCTCGACGAGATGGCGACCACCGCAGAACTCCTCGCACAGGCCAAGGATGCTTATCACCGGCTCATGCTCGGTGAGAGCGTGGTCGAGGTGCGCGATCAATCGGGCGAAAGCATCCGTTATCAGGCTGCGGCCGCTTCCCGCTTGCTCGCCTATATCCGCACGATGGACCCGACATTTGGGCTCCCCTGCTCGGGCAGCGGCCCGATGCGGTTCGTCGGATGAGCGGCGCCATGAACATCGACGACCTTCTCGGCGGTGCCGGGCAGGCCGCGTCCCCGTCCGCTCCCGTCCCGGCGGGCGGGGCCGGTTCCACGCTTGCGGTCGCCGGGGGCGCATTCGACGCGGCCGACCGCTTCGACCGTTCGATGGCATTGTGGGCGCCGCCCCTCATGTCTGCGGACCAAGAGATTTTGCCGGCGAAGGCGATGGCCGATGCGCGCGTGCGCGACACGCTCCGCAATGACGCCTATGTCGCGAACAGTGCAAACCTGCACCGCGACCATATCGTCGGCTCCCTCTTCCTCCTTAATTGCAAACCTTCGACGCGCATCCTTTGGGGCGCGGAAGATGATGTTTGGGAACAGGAGTTCCAGGAAGAGGTCGAAGAGAAGTTCACCCTGTGGGCCGAAAGCGGCGAATGTTGGGTGGACGCGACGCGGCGCAATACCTTCTCCGAGATGGTGCGCCTTGCTGTGGGCATCAACTTCATGGGCGGCGAGGCTCTGGCGAGCGTCGAATATCTCCGCGATGAAATCGATCGTCCGTTCAAAACGGCATTGCTCATGCTCGACCTCGAACGCCTGAGCACCCCGCCCGAACATTCTTGGGACCGGTCGGTGCGCGGCGGTGTTCGACGCAATCGCCGTGGCCGTCCGATGGGCTATTATGTCCGTCAGGCGCACCCCTACGATTTCCGCGATCCCGACGCTCACAAGTTCAAATATGTCGAGGCCGCGAAGCCGTGGGGCCGCAAGCAGATGCTCCATATCTTCGAGCAGGTGCGCCCGGACCAGACTCGCGGCATCGCGCAGATCACGTCAATGCTGGCCGAAGCCTATCAGGGCAAGGCAATGCGCAAGCTGGCGCTGCAAAACATGATCGTGAACTCGTCCTACGCGGCGGCGATCGAAAGCGACCTGCCGACGGACGTGGTTTTCAACATGCTCGGCGGCGGGAACGTCGGCGACGAAGAGGCCATGACCGGGGCCATTTCGAATTATATGACCTCGTATCTTTCGACCGTCGCCAAATATGTCGGCAAGTCGAAATATGCCCAACTCGATGGGGTGAAGATTCCCCACCTCCCGCCGGGATCGAAGCTGAATTTGCTTCCCGTCGGCAAGGGCGGTCTCCTCGGCACAGAGTTCGAGACCTCGATTCTCCGCTACATGGCGGCAGGCTCGGGCGTCAGCCTCGAACAGTTGTCGCGCGATTACTCGAAGACCAATTACTCGTCGATCAAGGCCGGACTGGCCGAGACCGGCCTGTATATGTCCACCAAGAAGAAGATCATTGCCGACCGCTTCGGCAGTGGCGTCTTCCGGCTGTGGTTCGAGGAAGCCGTCAACAAGAACATGATCGAGGCGCTCAAGCGCCCGCGCGTGCCGAACTTCTACGATCCGCTCATGTCGGAGGCGTACACCGCCTGCGAATGGATCGGTGCCTCGCGCGGTCAGGTTGACGAACTCAAGGAAACGCAGGCCGCCATTGCCCGCGTGAACTCGGGCCTCTCGACGCGCGAAATCGAAATTGCCCGCTTCGGCCGCGATTATCGCAAGGTCTTCCGCCAACTCTCCCGTGAGAAAAAACTGGCCGAAACCCTCGACCTCGATTTCTCGGGTGCCGACGCGATGATGGGTGCCGTCGAGGCGGCGGCCAATGAGGACCAGGAAGCCAAGGAAGCCCGCGATGACCAGTAACGCTATCCTCGCCCGCTTCGCTGCGGCCTCCGCCGCGCTCGTGAGCCCGCTGCAACAGGCCCATTTCGAGTCGTGCGCAGGCGAAGCTCACAGCTTTCTCGTGCAGCACGCGGACAAGATTGCCGCAGCCGCGCAGTCGGACGATGGGTTCTGGCCCGAGGCCGGGCACTGGATGGCCCACTATCGGCCTTACAAGGTCGTCAACGGCACGCTGTTCATTCCGATCAAGGGCATCCTGCTTCACAGCTTCCCCTACTCGTTCGGTGATTGGGCGACCGGCTACGAATATATCTCCCGTGCGCTCGCTCGCGGTCTCGAAGACGGCAACGTCCGCCGGATCGCGCTGCTCGTCGACTCGCCCGGCGGCGAAGTGGCTGGCTGCTTCGAGTGCGCCGAGAAGATTTTCGACGCGCGCGACAAGAAGCCCATCGAGGCGTTTGCCCACGAGTCCGCATATTCGGCCGCCTACGCTCTCGCCAGCGCGGCCAGCAAGATCACGGTTTCCCGCACGGGCGGTGTCGGCTCCATCGGCGTCGTCACCTCGCACCTCGACCTCAGCAAGCGCATGGAGCAGATCGGCGCGAAGATCACCTTCATCTTCGCCGGCAAGCACAAGGTCGATGGCAACTCCTACGAGGCGTTGCCCGAGGCGGTGCGGGAACGGATTCAGGTTCGCATTGACGAACTGTACGGAGTGTTCGTGTCCACCGTGGCACGCCACCGGAGCATCGAGGAGTCGGACGTTCGGGAAACCGAAGCCCTCACCTTCACCGCTACCGAAGCCATGTCGAACGGATTGGCGGATGCCGTCGGCCCGCTCGACGAAGCCGTGGCCTCTTTCGAGGCCGAATTGTCCACAGAAACGGAGAATGAAACGATGTCCACAGAACAGGACAACTCGGCGGCGAGCGAGACCGCCCTGGCCGCCGCGCGCACCGAAGGCACCGCAGCCGGTCGTACCGAAGGCGCCAAGTCGGAACGTGAACGCATCACCGCGATCAAGGGTCTCGACGAAGCCAAGGCTCGCCCGGCCGCTGCCGAACAGGTTGCTATGGCAACCGACATGAGCGTCGAGCAGGCCAAAGCCTTCCTCGCCGGTCTGCCCGAGGAAACGAAGGCGGACGATGCTGGTGCCAACAACGGCGCGGGCGCAGGTGCCAGCCGCTTCGACGCGGCGATGAATAAGGACAATCCGAACCTCACCGCCAACGACGACGGCGAAGGCGAGGATGACGACGAGGAAGGCGCGACTGCCGGCAAGGCCGGTGCGACTGCTCTCCTTGGCGCTCGCCGCGCGGCCACCGGCTTCGGGCGCAAGCCCGCCGCCTAAGAAGGCGCATCCGAAACTGACGCCCGAATTGCGTCAATAAGTTCAACTTTAAGGTGAAGAGGTCAAATTATGCCTAATATTCCTTACGGCGGCGAGGGCGTTCCGTCCGGCGTCGATACTCAGGAGTTCTCGTACGTCGAACTCCTCGCGGGCCACACTCCCGAGTTCCTGGCCGTTCCCGGTTATCAGGGCGACGGCTCGGTGGCGCTCCCCGCCTTCTCGGTGGTCGGCGTGACTGCGGGCAATCTTGCCCTCGCGGAACAGGACGCCTTGCCGCTCGCAATTGGCATCACGTCGGCGCCGATTCTGGCGAACGGCGACGTGCAGAAGGTCGGCCTCATCCGGGGCGGCAACTTCAATCTCGATGCTCTGAACTGGCACGCCTCGTTCGACACCGATGCGAAGAAGATCGCAGCGTTCGAGGGCGCGCCGACCCCCACCAACATCGTCTTGCAGAAGGTCGGCTGAGCCTAGCGCTCAGCCCTCCCCCTCGCACCCACCCAAAAATACGAAGAGGAAAACCGATCCATGCCGATCACCCCTCAGTTCTACGACACCACGGCACTGCTCGGTGTCATGGCCGAAGAGGATGCGCCGGAGTTCTACTGGCTGTCCATGTTCACGAACCAGATCAATTCGGACGAAGAATCGATCGACTTCGAGAAGATTCCGCACGCTGGCCGTCGCCTTGCTCCGTTCGTCACCCCGCTCTCGCAGGGCAAGCCGATCTACAGCCGCAAGTCGGTCATCTCGCGCGTCAAGCCTGCCTATCTCAAGCCGAAGGACGCAGTGACGCCCGACCGCGTGATGAAGCGCAAGCCGGGCGAAATGCTCAGCCGGACGCCGATGTCGCCCGAACAGCGCCGCCAGGCGATCCTTGCGGACATCGCGGTCCAGCATAACGAGTCGATCGACCGCACGTTCGAATGGCTGGCGGCGCAGGCCATCATCCACGCCAAGGTGACGATCGGCGACGACCTCATGCCCGAACGTGAGGTGGACTTCCGCCGCAATGCCAACCAGACGATCGCACTCGGCGCAGGCACCTATTGGGATGCCGGCACGGCCACGATCGTCGAGAACGTGGAATCGTGGCGGACGCTCGCGCGTCGTGCCGAGTTCGGTGGGCGCACCAACCGCCTCACCGTCGGCACCGACGCTTGGGACGTGATGCGCAAGAGCGATGAGGTCAAGGCTCTGCTCGACCTCAACACTCGCGGCACCGACGCCACGCTCCGCACCGGCCTCGCCGCCAATTCGGAAATCGAATATGTCGGCAATCTCGGCCCCGACCTCGCGGTCTATGTCTATTCGGATTATTACGAAGTCGATGGCGTCGTGACGCCCTTCCTCGATCCGAAGGATGTCGTCCTCACCGGTCCGGGTATCGACGGCTACCGCTGCTTCGGCGCGATCCAGGATCCGCACGCGCAGTATCAGTCGTTCGAGAAGTTCCCGCGGCACTTCATGCAGGACGATCCGGCCGGCGAATGGGTGATGACGCAGTCCGCTCCCCTCATGGTCCCGGTCAATCCGAACGCGACTGTCAAGGCCCGCGTGCTCGCCTGACGGCGGCCAATCTCCTTCCGGGGGCTTCGTGCCCCCGGAGGTTTTTCCCCGAAACCAACGAAGGGACAGTAGAATGAGCAAGACCACGTATATTGCGGTGCATCGCATCGAGCGCCGCATCGACGGCAAGCTGAAAATCACCGAACCCAACGAACCGATCACGCTGACCGACGACGAGCGCGCAGACCTGCCGGAAGCCGCGGTTCGTCTGCCGAAGGATGATTTCGCCGCCCTTGCAGCCGAACAGGCGGCCGAGGATGATTTCGCCGCCGAAGCTGCTGCCGCCGAAGCCGCCGCTGCCGAAGCCGCCGCTGCTGAAGCCGCCGCTGCCGAAGCTGCTGCCGCCGAAGCCGCCGCTGCCGAAGCCGCCGCTGCCGAAGCCGCCGCTGCCGAAGCTGCTGCCGCCGAAGCCGCCGCTGCCGAAGCCGCCGCTGCTGAAGCCGCCGCTGCCGAAGCCGCCGCTGCCGAAGCTGCTGCCGCCGAAGCTGCCGCCGAAGCCGCCGCTGCCGAAGCCGCCGAAGCTGCTGCCAAGAAGCCCGGTAAAGGCGCTTCCAAGGCCAACGCGGAAGAAACTCTGTAAATGCCCCTGCGCAGTTTCCGAAAAATCCTGCGCAAAGGACGCCGGGACCTTCACGACCATATGAAGGTCCCGGCGCTTTATATCGCCTTTGAAGGTGCTGAGCCGGTGCCCGTGGACGTGCGCGACCATTCGCGTTTCGTCGGAACGGGCGACATGGGATCGCGCGTCAAAGGCTATGCCGAGGTGGCCGAAGTCACCCCGAAGATCATCTTTTTCCGCGACCGCCTGGAAGACGCCCGATACGGTTCGATCTTCTCGGTGGCGCCCGGTGAAGCCTATCGCGTCGAGCGGACCGATCCGCCGAACGACGAAACCCGCACCGCATATGTCACGCCGCTTTCCGCCGCGGAGGCCGAAGGCTTGCCGTTGCCCGAAGAGGTGTAGTGGTGACGCGCCCCTATATCGTTGCCGTCGAGGGCATCTCCGACACGATCGCATCACTCGAAGAAATGCCCGCCGCCATCCAGCGGTACGCCCGCATGGCCATCAACACGACGACGAAGAAGACGCGCACAGCCGCGTCGCGCAAGATTCGCGAACAGGTTAATTTCACTGCGGGCTATTTGTCCGACGCCGCTGGCCGCCTCAGCATCACGCAACAGGCCACAGACGGGAATCTCGAATCCCGTATCAGCGGGCGTTTCCGCCCGACCTCGCTTGCCCGGTTTGCCAGCGGCGCGGTTGGCCGTGGCGGCGTTCGTGTCCAGGTCAATCCCGGATCGACGCAGCGAATGGGCCGAGCATTTCTAATGCGGTTGCGCGCCGGCCGCGCGAACATCGAGACCAAGTCCAACCTCGGCCTCGCGATCCGTCTCAAGCCCGGCGAGCACGTCGAGAACAAGCATCGCATGGTCCCGGTCACGGGCAACCTCTACCTTTTGTACGGCCCGAGCGTCGATCAGATTTTCCGCTTCGTCGCGGACGAACTCGCGCCCGACATTGGCGACGACCTCGAAGCCGAATTTCTCCGCCTAATCGACAGGATGAATTGAGATGGCAGACATCCCATTCCGCACGCGCGTCCTGACCGCGCTCACCGCAGCGCTCGAAGAGATTACGCCAGGAAACGGGTATATTACCGACCTCAGCGAGTTCAATGCGCCCGACGGTCAGCCGATGAAGCGCGTCTACCGCGGCCGTGGTTTCTTCGGAGCTAGCGATCCGTGTCCGATGGTCGCCGTGCTCGAACCGCCGGAGGACGCGGAAGCGGTCGCCGCGCAGCCCGCGTTGGCTCGCACCACACCGTTCAACTGGCGCCTCATCGTGCAGGGCGACGTGCAGGATGACAAGGCCAACCCGACCGACCCGGCCTATGCGCTTCTGGCCGACGTTCGCCGCCGCCTCGCCATGGAGCGAGAGCGTAAGGACGAAAGCGGGAAGCTGCCCGATCCGCTTGGCTTCGGCGGACGGCGCGAGAAGAACCGCATCGAAGAACTCAGCTTCGGCGCCGGAATCGTCCGGCCGCCCGACGAAATCTCGGCCAAGGCTTACTTCTGGCTGGGTGTCACGCTCAAGACGATTGAGGACCCACTTTTCCCTTTCGCTTGATGTAAGTTCAACTTAAAGGTGATATGTCTTTCACAGGAGCAATGTATGGAGCAGAACCAAACGCTCGGCCGGGGTGAGGTCCACTTCTCCCTGTTCAAGCCGGGAACCAAGACCCCTGCCGGTTACCGGTATTTCGGCGACACGTCCGAGTTCAACCTGAATGTGCAGAGCGAAAGCCTGCCCTATTTCAGTATGGAACGCGGCAAGAAGACCAAGACCAAGTCGGCCGACCTGCAAACCGAAATGGCGAGCACCTTTGCCTGCACCAATATCAGCCTCCCCAATATTGCGCTGTGGTTCCTCGGCTCGTCAGCGACGATCACTCAGGCCGCCGTTGCCAGCGTGGACGAAACGCTGACGGACGTGAAGCAGGGTCACTCGTATCAGCTTGGCGAAAGCGACGCTCAGCCCATGGGTGTGCGGAATGTCACGATCACGACCGCAACCGTCGGTGCAACCCCGGCCGTTGCCGGCGTTGACTACGAACTCGATGCGGTTCGCGGCGTTATCACGATCCTCGACGGTTCGACGGTCATCATCGAAGCCGCCGATCTCGTGCTCGATTATGCCGTCGCTGCGACCACGTACGATCGCGCCATCTCGGGCAGCGACATCATCGAGGGCGCGATCCGCTTCGATGCGTACAACGCCGAGGGCGAGGACATCGACTATCGCATGGCGTGGGTGAAGATTTCGCCCAACGGCGACCTTCCCCTCAAGGGCGACGATTGGATGTCGCTCACCTGGAACGTCGAAATCCTCAAGCTGCCCAATCGCGAGATGATCTACGCGAACGGCCAGCCGTACACGCCGTAACCAAAGGGGCTCGGGACAAATGGGTAGCCTCAAAGACGTTGTGGTCAAACGGGAAACTGTGAAGACGGCCGGCGGTGATTTCACCGTCGGCCCGCTCACGGCCTCCGACATTCTCGCCATCTATGTCGCACACCGCGGCGGCTTGCAGTCGATTTTCGATGCCTACAAATCGGGCAAGGATCCGGCCGGCATCATCATCGACATCATCGCCACCTTCCCGGACATCGCGGCCGAAGTGATTGCGCGCGCCGCCGACGGCGACGAGTGCGACGAAGCCACGATTACCACGGCCCGCACGCTCGATTTCGGCGCGCAGCTTGACGCCATCGAAAAGGTCGGGGCGCTCACCGTTTCGTCGGTCGGTGGCTTGGGAAATCTGGCGGCTCTGGTCGAGCGCCTGGCCGGGAGCCTCAACGCGACGATGGCGCAACAGGAATCACTCTCGCCGGATGGGTCGAAGACCTCCGCGAGCAGTGCTCCCTCCTCCTAGACGCAGGACATCCCAACGCTTGGGACTACCCGCTCTGGTTGGTTTGGCAGGAGACGGCATTCGTCGTGAAGCGGGTCAACGACCGCATGGCTAGCGAAGCCACCCTGTTCCGCGCTGCCGCCGTTTCGGTGGTCTCTCCAAAGGAGGGCGGCGGCATCTTTCGAAAAATGGTCTCAGCGCTGTTGGGGAAATAAGAGTCGATGTCGAAGCGTGATGTCCAACTTGTTATCCGGGCGCGCTCCGAGGCCGATCGTGCCATCGACTCCATTTCCTCGGCGCTTCGCACGCTCTCGGGCGTGCAGGATGACGTTTCGAGTTCCGGCGAGCGCACGAGCAACACGCTCGAAAAGCTCTCCGGTGCGTTCAAGGCCGTCGATGCTGCGGTCGCAAAGATCGACCAGTCCGTCGGCACGGCGTCCGCTTCCTTTTCCGCGCAGCAGCGGAGCCTCGCAGAGAACGAAGCACGCTATGCGTCGCTGACCCGCGAGATTGCCTCGGCCGAGCAGGCGATCGTCAACACCCGCATCGCCATGCAGAGCGACGGGTCCGCCGAACTGGTCGGACGGCTTGCGGGCGCACAGCAATCCTATCGCGGCCTCGTGTCCGAAGCCGGCCGTCTCAACACAACGATTTCCGCACAGCGCGGCGATGTCGAGGCGGCGGGCAATGCCCTTCGCGGACTCGAGTCCACCGCGATTGCGGCCAAGTTGTCCATCGGGGACCTCGGCGATGCCGGGAAGCGCGAAGCGCTCGAGTCCGCCGTCGCCTCCCGCGACGCGGAAGCTGCCCTGCGCGAGCGTGTTGCCGCGATCCGCGAAGTTGCCCGCGCGCAGCAGGAAGCCGTTCGCGATCAGATTGCCGCCGCCAAGCAGGAAGTCGCCGCGCGCAACGCGCAGAGCAGCATCAATTCGCAATTGGGCGTCCGGGACATCGGCTCCGGTGATGCGCGACGTTCGGCGGAGGTCTTCGAGGAACAGGCCCGGTCGCAGCGCGCCGCCGCGCAGGCGAGTGACGAACTTGCTGCCGCAGCCGACCGCTTGCGCGCCCGCGCGCGTCCCGCCGCCGTCGAGCAGGACCGCATCAATAAGGAAATGGCCGAGGCCAAGACCCTGTATCAGGCCGGTGTTATTTCCATCCGCGACTACATCGCGGAATTGCAGCGCCTCGAAACGCAGATGCAGCGCGTCCAGTCCGCGCAGGGCGGAGCGAACGGCAACCGCAACGCGCCGAACGAAATCAAGAACAAGCTGGGGCTCCGGCCCTATGAAACGCAGAACCTGCTCTATCAGGTCAACGACGTTATCACGCAGCTTGGATCCGGCGCCCCCCTTGGCCAGGTGTTCGCGCAGCAGGGCGGGCAGATTCTCCAACTCTTCCCGCAAGTGCTCGATGTCATCCTGAAATACTGGCGCGGCCTCACCCTGGTCGGTGTAGCTCTCGCGCCCGTGATCATCGGCATGGGTCGCCTCAACGAGGTCGCCGCAATGCAGCGCGACTTTGCGGCCAACCTCGCACTATCCGCCGACAAGGCTCGCTATAGCACCGACGCGCTCGTCGAAAACGTCGATGCCCTCGACCAGTATGGCGCCAGCCTCGAAGATGCCACCGCCGCGGTCAAGACCTTCCTCTCGGAGGCGGTGAACCCCGAACTGCTCGACGAGATGGGTCGATCAGCGCAGAACCTTTCAGACATCACCGGGAAGGAACTGACAGACTCCGCGGAGGCGGTCGCCAAAGCCTTCACGGGCGGATACGAGGCGATTGCCGATTTCGACGACAAGATGAATTTCCTCACGCTGAGCGAGCGCGAGCAGATTCGTGCGATGTTCGACAGCGGCGAGGCCAGCGATGCGCGGGCGCTCGCGTTCCAGCGTTTCTACGAGAAGGCCGAACAGGGCGCCGAGGAAACCCGCACGTCGTGGGATCGCATGACACGGCAGATGACGCTCGCATGGGCGGACTTCCGCGATTGGATTTCCGACACGTCGTTCCTGCAAAACTTGCGCCGCGAAATTGACGAGGTTGCGATCGGTGCAACCTATCTGCTCGGGCGCATCCGCGGCCTGACCCATGAGGCCGCCGGCCTGAATGCCGTTGGCCGTAACGCCGTCGGATCGAACTCGGTCGTCAACCAAGGCATGAACCTTGCGATGCGGGCCGTGGGCGGTTCCGCGAGCGCCGATCCCTATGATGCCAATAGCGCGCGAGCCCAAAAACTCGAAAGCGATCGTCTGTACGACGAGGCTAAAAAGAAAAAGCCGAAGAAGGGTCGCAGTGGCGGCAAGAGCGACGCTGAATATCAGGCCGACCTCAACCGCGAAATCGAACGCGCCAACAAAGAGCGTGAGATTCAGGCCGAGCAGACGCAGCGGACCAACGTGCTCACCGGGCAGGCGCTCATTCTCGAACAGCGCCGGCAGGCCATTGCCGATGCCGTTCGCGCCGTCGAGAACAAGGCCACGAAGGACGGCAAGCGGAAACTCGACGTGTCGGCCGCACAGCGCGCCGAAATTGAGCGCACCGTCGGACTCGAGTTCGATGCGAAGAACGCCAAAGCGCTCGCCCAAGCCGAACAGCAGGCACACGAGAAGAAGATCAACGACCTCATGGGCCGCCGCCGCGAGTTGCTGGCCGCCATCGAGTTCGCCTCGCCCGGCAGCGACACATACAAGAATCTGCAAACCGCCGTGCTCGGCGTGAATGTTCAGATCGAACAGGCGACGAAGGACAGCATCGCCTTCTGGCAGGCCATCGCTGGCGACCCGACGAAACTCGCGACCCTCGGCAAAACGCGCGAGGAGGTCGATAACATCGTCGCCGCGCTCAACAACCAGGCGCTCAGCAATCGTCGCGACGTGCTGGACGCAGCTTCCAAGCGCGCACAGGCCGGGCTCGACGACCTCCGCGCGATGCAGGGCTTGCTCCAAGAGCAAATCGAGTTCGCACAGCTTCAAGGCGAAGGGGGCCGCGCAGGTCAGCTTGCCGAGCAGTTGGTTATCGTCAACGACCGCCTCACGCAGGGTGCCGGTCGCGCTATTGAATTCTGGCGGAATCTCCGGGGCAACCCGGATGATTTGGCGCTCATGGGCCTCACGCCCGAGGCGGTCGATAATATCATCCTCGGTCTCGAAAACACCATCTCGGCTTCCGAGCGCCTTCGCACTCAATTTCTCAAGACCGGGGCCGCCCTGAATCAGGACCTCGCGAACGGTGGCGCGACCGCGTTGGAGTCGTGGGCTCAGGCTCTAGCCAATGGCGAAAACGCACTCAGTTCCCTCGGCAAGGCGTTCCTCGGATTTGCTGCCGACTTTCTCCTCCAAATCGGGCGGATGATCGCACAACAGGCGATCTTCAACGCCATCTCCGGGGGTACTGCGGGCGGTGCGGGTGGAGGGGGCGGTTTCCTGTCCGGTCTCCTCGGCGGCCTTTTCCACGGCGGCGGCGTGGTTGCCAGTGGTGGGCGCGGGCGCACCGTGGCGTCGGCGGTGTTCGCCAACGCTGCCCGTTACCACCGCGGCGGCATTGCCGGGCTCAAGCCCGACGAGGTTCCCGCCATCCTGCAACGGGGCGAAGAGGTGCTGACACAGGCCGACGGCCGCCATCGCCGCAACAGTGGCAAGGGCGGGGGCCGAGGTCTCTCGCAAGTCCTCGCGATCGGCGAAGAACAGATCGCGAAGGCATTGGCCGGAGCCGCCGGGCGGGAAATGGTGCTGACCCATATCCGCACCGAGCGCGCGACGATCAATCAAGAACTCGGGAACAACTAATGGCGGAGGATTACGAACTTCCGGTTTGGGGCATTCGCCCGAATTGGGCCGATCCCGTTCTCGAAACGCTCGAATGGCGGACCGACGTGCTCTCGTCGGGCACGGGGGCCGAGCAGCGCATTGCATATAGGATGGCGCCACGGCGTCTCGTCGAAGCGCGCTTCAACCCCTTCGAGAATGAGCGCACCTTCGCCGACCTCGCCTTGCATCGTCTCGGGCGCAACGAGTGGATGATGCCACTGTTCTTCGACGCGGCGAAACTGGCCGTCAACGCCGCCCTTGGTGCAACGCGCCTCGACTTCTCCACGGCCTATCACGAGTTTTCGGCCGGGGGGATGGCCTATCTCGTTGGCCCCGATTGTTTCTCCGGGGAAGCCGTGCGCATCGAAGCGGTGGACGACAACGGTATTGACCTCACGACGCCGCTCGTCGCCGGTTGGGCGGCCGGCATGACAATTCATCCGCTGCGGCGCGGGCGTTTCGAGACCCCGAACGGCAGGCTCTTGACGAGCCGCGTCGCCGAACTCCGCGCTCGCTTCGAAATTATCCAAGGCAACGACCTCTCGGCGGAAGGAGATTGGGCGACCTTGAGCGGCGGGATTCCTGTCCTCACCGCGAAATCCGAATGGTCCGAACCGATCGATTTCGACCTTTCGTGGCTCAGCGAAGAGTTCGACTCCGAAACGGGGCTCAAATACGTCATCGACGACGCGGGCCGCGCGTTCCGCCAGCAGCGCCACGCATTCGTGCTTCAAGGCGCGCAAGAACAGTTCGAGTTCCGCCAATTGCTCTATCGCCTTCGTGGCCAGCAGCAACCAATTTGGGTGCCGACGGGCGGGGATGACCTCAACGTTGCGGTCCCCAAAGCAGCCGGCGTGACGCAGATCGACGTGCAGCAAGTGGGCTTCGCCTATGTCGGCGGCCCGGCCGATGGGCGGAATCGCTTGCATATGCCGAACGGCCAGATTGTGCTGATTGACAGCGCGGCGACGATTGCCAACGCCCGTGAGCGCCTGACGCTGGCCGCACCGACCACGGCGCCCCTCCCAATCGACACTCGGCTCAGTTTCATCGAGGCATGCCGACTGGCGGGTGATTCCGTCGAAATCGAGCACCTTGGGGATACCGAGGGCGTCGCCCGATCGACGCTCGCTTTCACGGCATTCGCCAATCGCCGTTCGGCTACGACGGCCGCCCAACCGATTCCCGAAGCTACCAAAAACAGCATCCAGTGCGGGAACCCTGGATTTGCAGGATTGTCTTGGCAACTTCCCTGCTTGTCGGGAGGTTCGGTTTGCGCATGCGCCGATCCCGCGCCGCAGACTTATGGGGCCGGCGGAATCGAGGGCGTCAGTTACACGCTCAATCTGCGGGTGCGGGCCGTGGTTGAAACCTCCGCCTATTCCGGGGGCACTCCGCACGGTTCGAGCGGGCGGGTTATCAAGAATGCCACCGGCCATGCTCCCGGTGCCCATAACGTCTATGTGCTCCACGTCAGCGACCCGCCCGCCAGTTATTATCTGAACAATGGGGACGGCGGCGAATATGTGACGGCGATCGACTATGAGGTCGATATTCCGATCAACGGGGGTGCGACCGTCACCCTGGCCGCAAACTCCGAAGGTGGCACCCAAATTGCCAACATCGGAGCCGTCGTCGTCGCGAATGATGACCCGGCATACCCGATCACCGTCAGCCAACCATACAACGGCCAGTTCATGCAGATCGACGGAGAGGCCCCGGCATGAGTTTCGACAACTTTGAAATCAGCAATTACGGCGGTCGCCCGGTCTATTTCTATGAGTTCCGTTGGGGCAATTCGGAGTGGTTCTACACGTCCGCGGATCGTCCCCTTATGCTCGGGACACAAGAATATCAGCCGGTCCCCATTTCCGATGACGGAATTACCAGTGGTGCCGCCTCGCCGGGCGAGTTCAAGATCAACTGCGCCGCCAATCTCCCCGTGGTCGGCTTGTTCCGCGGCACGCCTCCGAGTGAAAAAGTGCGCGTGACCGCGCTGCGGAAACACATCGACGACCCCGAAACGAAGGTGATTTTCACCGGAAAGATCGACAATGTGAAACGCCCGAACGGAGGTGCAGAAGCGTCTCTCATCTGTTCGAGCGGTAAGCAGCGTCGCGGTGGTCTCCGCCTCACCTGGTCGCGGACATGCCCCCATATTCTCTATGACGGCCAGTGTCGCCTCGTTCGGGCGCTGTTCGCAGAACCCGCAATCATCGGGAGCATCACCGGCAACAGCTTCACCGTTGAAGCGGCACCGCACGCGAGCCTAGGATGGTTCGACGGCGGTATCATCGAGTGGGATGCCGACGGGCTCGGCACGCTCGAAATGCGCGCCATCGAGCGCGGCACCTCAACGACCACCTTTCTTATGTTCGGTCGCACCGACGGCCTCGTGGTCGGGCAGGCAGTCGCGATGTATCCCGGATGCGACCGGCTACCGACAACTTGCAATTCAAAGTTCAATAATTTAGTGAACTTTGGAGGGATCACGCAGCAGCCGGGCGAGTCGCCTTTCGGGCAGAACATTTTCTAGGGGGCTCCCGTTGCCATTGCCATTTCTCGTCAGTTTTGCGCTCATGTTCGCGAGCTTCGCGATCACGGCGCTCCTGTCTCCTCGCCAGCGCATCAAACCCGCCTCCCTTGAGGAGTTCGATTTCCCGCAAATCGAGGAAGGCACCGAACAGGCCGTCTTCTTCGGTGATTGCTGGACCGCCGGGTGGCAGGTTCTGTGGTGGGGCAATATGCGGACGAAGAAGATCAAAAAGGGCGGAAAGAAGTGACCGACCTTCGCGTCTTCTCGCGCCACATGCGGTCGGCGCAATTGTGCATGCCCGGCGCCCGGCGATGGTTCGCCGCGCACGGCCTCGATTGGTCGGACTTCGTGACGAACGGCATTCCGGCCACGGTTCTCGGTCAATGGGGCGACCCGCTCGCCGCGCGTGCGATCGAACAGGCGCGGGCCGAGGAGACCAACGATGGGCGGTAAAGGCAAACAGACCGTCGGATTCCACTATCTGTTCACGTTCGTTGCGGGATTCGGACGTGGGCCGATCGACGAGCTTGTCGAAATTCAGGTCGCCGACAAGACGGCTTGGTCGGGCTCAGCGTCCGACGCCACGCCGCACGCTATCAATTCCCCGAATTTGTTCGGCGGCGAGGAGAAAGAGGGCGGCATTCAGGGCGCTTTTCGGCTCTTGCAAGGCGGCGCCACGCAGGTTCTTCCGCCGGCCGTCACCGTGTTCACCGGATCCTCAAAGCCCGTCGGCTCGGTCACGATCCCGAACGTGAAGAGCGCGCTTGGGGGCCTCGTCTCCGAGTTCCGAGGGTTTGTGTCCTTCGTGTACGACGGGCTCGTTACGTCGATGAACCCCTATCTGAAAGATTGGAAATTCCGGGTTCGTCGTCATCGCGCGGGGTGGCACAACGACGACCCGTGGTATCCTGAGAAGGCGGTCGTCTATCTCGAAAACGGCGCCATCCACGCAATGAACCCGGCGCATATCATTTATCAGTGCTTCACCGATCCCGATTGGGGGAAAGGCGAGGATGCCGACGCCCTCGACGAGAACAGCTTCGTTTACGCAGCAAATTTGCTCTGCTCGGAAGGCTTCGGGCTCTGCCTCCCTTGGTATCGCCAGGAGGATGTTGACGCCTTCATTCAGGTCGTGGTCGATCACATTGGCTGTCTGATTTACGAGGACCGCACGACCGGTAAGCAGGTCATTCGCCTCCTGCGCAATGACTATGACCCCGCGACGATTCCGCTGTTCACGCCGGATACCGGTCTTTTGGCGATCGAAGAGGACGACAGTGCTTCCGCCGAAGCGGTCAACGAAATCGTCGCTACCGGATTCAGTCCGGTTACGCGCGGCGACATTCAGGTCCGGGCAAATAACATTGCCGGCTGGCATTCGCAGGGCGGCCCGATTTCACGCCCGATGGAGTGGAAGGGCATCCCAACCCGAAGCCTCCTGCTCCGCCGTGCCCAACAGGAACTTCGCACGCTCAGCGGCGGACTCAAACGGTTCCGCCTGCGCCTTGACCGGCGCGCCTGGCAACTTGCGCCCGGATCCGTCATTCGCATTTCCTCGCCCCGGCACAACATCGAAAACATGGTCGTTCGACTTGGCGAAGTTGGTGAGCAGCGCGGCGCGATTACTGCGCGCGTCGCAGAGGACGTGTTCGCCCTCCCCTCGACCACCTTCACCGGCTCGGCGGACTCCGACTGGACGCCTCCCGCCCAACAGCCGGTGCCCGCGCCCGACGATGCGCTGTTGGAGTTGGGCTATCGCGACCTGTACCGGGCGGTCGGGCCGGGAGACCTTTCGACCGCGACCGAGACTGACGCCTCGGTCGGCATGGTGGCAACGTCGTCAGGTGGCTCTTACCTCTACAACCTCGCCACCAAGGCCGACGGAGAACCCAATTACAGCATTCGCCTCAACCAGCCCTATACAGGCTTCGGCGCGCTTTCCGCAGACATCGGCCCGCTCGACACCGCGATCGTTCTCCAACAGCCGTATGAACTCGACGCAGAAAGCGTCGATCAAATGTTCCGCATCGGCGACGAGGAAGTTTGGCTAACCTCATATGATCCCGCGACCGGCGATGCGACAATCGTCCGCGGTTGCAGCGATACCATTCCCTCTGCTCATGCGGCCGGGTCGAGCGTTTGGGCGATTGATGACGACCTCGTCACCGATGGTCGAACCTATGTGACCGGCGAAACGGTGCTGGCGAAATGTCTTCCGCGGACGAGTTCGGCCGTGCTCGACGAAAGCGAAGCAACCGAACGAAGCCTCACGCTCATCGGACGCCAAGTCCTCCCCTATCCGCCCGGAAATGTGAAGGTGGACGGCACCTCTATTTTCAGTTTGATCGGAGAGTACGCAGAGCCCGTCATCACATGGGCGCACCGGGATCGCGTGATGCAGGAGGACGCGCACGTCGGCCACGGGGAACCGTCCATCGGCCCCGAGCCGGGGGCGACCTACAATCTTCGGCTCTATGACCTCGATGACAATCTCATTCGAAATACGACGGGTCTGACGACGGACACCTGGACTTACGACGCAGCCATGCAGGCCGCCGATTCCGCGCCCTCGGTCGTCCGCGTCGAACTCGAAACCGAACGCGACGGCCATGTCTCGTGGCAACACTATTCTTTTCTCGTCATCCTCAAAGGAGGCTGGGGCTACGGCTGGGGCTTCAATTGGGGCGGCGCTTAAACATCGGAGACTGTTATGCGTACCCTCCCCAATCTCGGGCTGACTGCCTTCTTCGCGCTTGGCGAGGACGGCTGGGACGACGAAATGAGCCTCAACATGCTTCGTTTGAGCGTGTTGGCGCAGGGTCGCGCGCTTGACAAAGTGGCGGCCGAACCCGGCGGCGCGGGGAACGGCGATGTCTATATTCTCAACGAAACGCACGCCACGCACGCCAATCAGATTGCCATTCGGGACGACGGCGCGTGGGTCTATGTGACACCGCTCTCGGGCTGGCTGCTCTACAACGAGGCGGGCGAGTACTATGAGAAGTTCAGCGGCGCCAGTTGGAACGAACTGGTCACGGGTGGAAGCGGCGGCGGCAATTCCGTCGTGCAGACTGAGGTCGCTGACTACACGGTCGCACCAGGCGACGACAACCACTTCGTGCGTCTCACCGCTGCGGCGGCGAAGACCATCTCGATCGATTTGAACGCCACAACCGCGCTGCCTGCTAATGGCGAATGGCATTTTCGCAATGTGGGAGCAGGAGACGCAACATTCGATCCCGATGTCGGGGTTACGGTTAATGTTCCGGCGGGCGGAACACTGGTTGTTCCGCAAGGAGGGACCGTGACGTTGAAACGCGCGGCGGCCGACGTGTTCGATCTCATCGGACAGACGGTGCCGGCATGATTGTTGGCATCATCGCTCAGCAGGCCCTCGCCAGTTCGGGGCCGGGGCCGACTATCTACGCACTAAATCCTGCCGACAAGTCGGGACAAATCGCTCTCTCTAATGGCGACCGAACCGCCCGCAAGGCAATCGGCGGTATAGGATGGCGGTCTGCCCGTTCAGTCACTTCGCATACATCTGGAAAGTACTATTGGGAGTGGACCCCCGATGAGTTCAGTGGGTCGTTCATCGGAGCCGGTTTTCAGACGGGAGCGGCGAATCTGGAAAGTTACTCGGGTTCGCAGGATGTCAGCCTAGGTCTCATCAACGAAGGCTCTCTTTTCCGCAACGGAGGAGCGACCGCTTCCGGGATCGGCGGAATGTCGGAAGGCGACACCATCGCCATGGCCATCGACCTAGACAACAGTCTTGTGTGGTTTCGGCGCAATGGCGGCAACTGGAACGGCTCGGGTACAGCAAACCCCGCCACTGCTACCGAGGGCTTCGCTCTCAACGCCGCGATGGTGACTGGCACCCCCGCGATTTTTGCTTCGGCCTCGGTGCAAGCAGATCCCGGCGACCAGTTGACGGTTAACTTCGGCCAGGTCCCGTTCGGCTCTGCCCCCCCTTCCGGTTTTACGGCTTGGGGCTAACGCGCAAGGTCAATTTTGTATGCTGATTATCCTTGCACCGAAAGTTGCCGTGCCTAGAACTTCAACTTAATAGTGATCTTCTGAGCAGGGACATTGGCTATGCGCATCAAAGAGCAATTGTCCCGTTGGTCGAAGGATTGGGGCGTCCGTCTTGCGGCCGTCGCCGGAACTCTCACCACGGTCATCGCCTCCAATCAGGACCTCCTTGTCGGGATCATCGCCTTTCTGCCGTCGGGCTACGCCCGGTTGCTGGCGGCGATCGGGCTCGGGGTCGCGGTCTTCGGAGTGCCGACGGTCACGCGCCTGCTTCAAGACAAGCTGACGGGAAACACCGATGACAAATCAACCGAAGCCGAATAACGGCGCCGTCAAGAAAGGGGGCCTCGCGACCGCGATTGCCCTCATTCTGGCCGCCGTTTTCTCCGTCGAAGGCGGATACGTCAACGACCCGCGCGACCCCGGCGGCGAAACCAACCATGGTGTCACCAAGCAGGTCGCCCGCGCGAACGGTTTCGACGGCCCGATGCGCGACCTGACGAAGGTGCAGGCAGGCGACATTTACACCAAGCAGTACATCGAGAAGCCGGGCTTTGTCCCTGTCATCGATCTTTCGCCGGCCGTCGGACACGAACTGGTCGACTCCGGTGTAAACGCGGGTCCCGGCCGTGCCGCGCGTTGGTTTCAGGAGACCCTCAATCACCTAAACAACGGCGGTCGCGATTACGCGGACATCGCCGAGGACGGCCAAGTGGGTCCCGGCACCGTCGCTGCTTTCCGTTCGTTGAAAGCCAAGCGTGGCGCAGAACTTTCCTGCGTTCTCGTGCTGCGGCTGCTCGATGCGAAGCAGGCAGGGCACTACATGCGCCTCGCCGCGAACGACAACAAGTTCGAGGCGTTCATGGTCGGCTGGACCCGCACCCGCGTCGAGAACGTCGAGCGGACGGAATGCGCAGCATGAAGCGGCTCGCGCTTGGCCTTGTCCTCTTGGGCTGCTCCGGCAGCGCCATGGCGGGCATTTGGTCGAACGCACTTCCGCCCGAACGATTCCGGGGCGCCGGGACAGCAGTCGTGCAGATCGTCCCGGCTTGGGCCGTGTCGGCGCATTGCGGCGTCACACCGCCGGCCGGATGGGAAATTCAGGCATGCGCCAAGCACTCCCGCCCCCTTCGCACTGTGATTCTACCTGACCCCTGCCCCTTCGCCGAAGCCGGCGAGGACTTCGCGCGCCGGGCTTGTCACGAATTTGCTCATGTCCGCGGCTGGTCCGCGCAGCACCCCGACTGAGGATCCAGATGCTCGGAACACTTCAAGATAAGCTGATTGCTGGCGGCCTGGCCGTCGCGCTCACCGTTTCGGTCGGCGGCAATATCAAGCAGGGCTTCACCGCGCGCGACCTGCGTACGACCGTTCGCACGTTCGACAAGCAACTCAACGACCCGAAGACCGGGTACGTCGCGCGGCTGACAACCTGCAAGGCGAACAATCAGATTCTCTCTGTGGGCATCGACCGCCAGAACGCCTCGATTGCCACGAACGCCGCGCGCGGTGCTGCCGCCGTCGCCGATGCGACCCGCAGCGTCGCCGACGCGCAGGTGAAAACGGCCGAGGCGCAGCGCAAGGCGACCGCCATCCTCAACACCCAACCCTCCGGCGATACCGCGTGCGCAAAGGTGCTCGACGTGGACGCCCGGCTTCTGGAGTCGCTCAAATGAAGCGCGCCGCCGCAATTCTTCCGCTGCTCGCGCTCGCCGCCTGCGCCCATGGCCCTGCACCCGAGCCCGAGGTTCGGATTCAGGAGGTTATCGTGGAGCGGCCGATCGCGTGCGTGCCGGACAACCTCAAGGTCGCGCCGGTTTACCCGGACACCGATGAAGCCCTCGCCGCCGCTGCGGACGCAAGTGCCCGTTACGCGCTGTTGTGGGCGGGCCGCCTGCTCCGCGCCGCGCGCGCCGATGAGGTCGAGCCGGTCATCTCGAAATGTCGGGAGGCCGCACAATGAGTCTGCGCGAGGCGCTCTCCGACGCTACCCGACACTGGCTGGATGCCGCGTCTTTCGGCGTCGTCTTCGCCACGCTCGTCAATTGGTTGCCGTCGATGGCCGCCGGAGCGTCACTGCTCTGGTCGCTGGTCCGGCTCTACGAGACGGCCACCGTGCAGCGCATCCTCGCCTGGATCGGGCGCAAGCTTCGCCGAAATAAGCAAGACTGAGGGACAACCATGGCAAATCATCACGTTGATCCGGCGCTCAAACAGTGGGCGTCGCCGCGGCAGAGCGAATATATCGACCTGCTCAACCAGATGGGCAGCGCCCGTGAGGTCGCCCGTTTCCTCGGTATCAACAATTCCGCCGTCTGCCGGGCCATCCAGTCCGTCAAGGTGAAGGCCGCAGCGCACGGGTACAGCCCCGTCCACGGGCTCAATTCGCCGGTCCCCGAGCCGTTCATCGCCAAAGGCCACTCGACGCTCGAACGCATCGACAAGGTCACGGGTGCGCGCACGCAGGTTCTTCAATGGACCAAGACGCGGCTCGACGATCAACTGTGGGCCGAATCGATCAAGGAAGGCATCGCAGCCTTCCTTGAGGAAACGCCGCAACTGGACGTGCCCGCGGCGCCGCTCGATTACGACACCGACATCATCCCCTGGATTCAGATCGGCGACGCCCACCTCGGGCTGCTCTGCCATGCGGCCGAGGTGAACGAGAACTTCGACCTCAAGATTGCCGAGCGCGAATTGCTCACCGCGATCGGGATGCTCATCGAGGGCCTGCCGGCGTGCGAACGCCTCGTGATCAACGACCTCGGCGACTTCACCCATTACGAGAATTTCAGCGGCACGACCGAGGCCAGTGGCCACGCGCTCGATTACGACACGCGATTCCCGAAGATGGTGAAGGTGTACAGCCGCGTTATGCGCGCAATCGTCGAGATGGCACTGGCAAAAGCCCGGCACGTCGATGTCATCGTCAACCAGGGCAACCACAGTCGCACGAACGACATTTGGATGGCCGAACTGCTTGAGGTGGCTTACGGGCACACCGGGCGGGTCCACGTCCTGAACAACGGCAACGTGTTCATCGGCTATCGCATGGGCAATACGCTGGTGATGACCCATCACAGTGACAAGTGCCGCCCGAAGGACCTCATGGGCGTCCTGATTACCGACTTCCGGCGCGACTTCGGCGAGACTGAGTTCCACTATATCGACATCGGGCACATTCACCACGGAATGTCGTTCAAGGAGCACCCGAGCGTCCAACTCGAATCCTGGAACCATCTCGCGGCGAGCGACAAATGGGCGCACGACGCTGGCTATCGCGCGCGCAAGTCGATTTCGATGGTTCTGCGCAGCCGAAAATACGGTGAAATCGGCCGGCGCATGTTGCCAATTCAGGAAATTCGCGACCGCTTGCTTGGCCTGGAGGCTGGCACTTCGCGGCTCACGACGAAAGAGGCATTTACCGTCTAGCGACGGAGCGGCTTAGGCCGCCTTACGCAACTCACTGACGCCCGCACTCGCGAATGATGCGATTTCACCGAGCCGGTTGAAGAAGCCGACTTCGATGCCGCCATATTGGCCCTTTTCGGTGATAGCGCTCGCGACGTGGCTGAGCACCATGCCGAGTTGACCGTCGTTGCATGCGGCAACCAGTGCGTTCGCATACGAGCGGCCGGTCCAATTGTCTTGTGCCCAATCGCCCGTTTCTGCGGGCCTCGCCCAATAGTCGGTTACGACCGTTCCCACCGTCAGGACGAACGGCAGGTTCAAAATTCCCTTATTTGTCATAGATTCTTCCCTCAACAAACGTTCCCTCGAATTGCGAGTCGTAACGACACCGGGGGAAACATCAATAAAAAGTTGACGTGTTCAGACGATCAAATGAGGCCGTCGAGCGTCGCAAATTGGGTCGACTCCGAAACGATCCCAAATCGGCGCACAATGTCGCTGACATATTCGGGATCGCGCTCGACCAGGATGCAGTCGAACCCCTCAGCGCGCGCGGCTTCCGCAGTGGTGCCGCTGCCGGCGAAGGGGTCGAGCACGGTGCCACCGGGCGGCGTGTACATCCGCGCGAGGTTACGCAACAGACGGACAGGCTTGACCGACGGATGCTCGGATCCAGCGCGATCGTCACGTGACGCCTTGGCGTTGACGATGAGCGACGGGTCTTGCTCGAACGCATGGAAGAACTTCGCCGAGTCGCCGAGTTCGGCGAGCACGAGGTCCGAGCCGTCGTGGACCAGGTTGGCCGGGTGGTAGCCCTTCCCGTCTTCGGTCGGCACGCGGGACGCGGCAATGTTGATGGCGCCGACGCCGTGCGCGCGCAGGTTCTCCGGCCCGTTCCGGCAGTCAAACGGCCGCTGCCCAATGTAGATCGGTTCGAGCGCTGGCTTTTCGGCCTGCGCGCCGTAGGACCATCCCGCCCACTGCACGATTTCCTCGGGCGTGCCGCCGAGGCGCTTGAATGCCTTGTCGGCCGGGTGGGGCTTGGGGAGGCCGCTATCGTATGCCCACCCCTTGAACGGATGGATCGTGAAGCCCGCCAGTTCCATCGCCACGGCCTGCCAATGGCCGGTGCGCGGGCTCGCGAACGCGGCGACATAGCCACCGGGCAGCAGTAGTTCGAAGATCAACTGCCAGAACTCGGGGTCGAAGCTGATTCGCCGCCCCTGCTCGTCGGCCGCGTCCCAGGTCTTGCCCGTGAAGCGCATACCGGCGCGAGTAAATGCCCCATCATCGCCGAACTGCGCGGCTGCGGCCGTGGCGCTACCGAAGCGCCGGGCGATGGACTCGAGGAAATATGGCGGATCGCAGATAACCGAATGCACGCGGACGCCGCGGGCGATCAAACTGCGCAGCACCTCATATGAGCAGCCGTGGTGGAGGGTTATGGTCATCCACCGACCCTCATCTGACACGAGTATTTGCATGGCTCAGACTCCTTCCGAATCACTGAGCCATACCTACTAGGCACGGAATCATTTGTAGGAAAACAAAAAGAGAACAGACGAGGAACAAAAGTTCTCACGTGGTCGACTCCTCGCGGTCGAGTTCCTGCCGCAGGTCGCCGCGAAGCGCCTCCAAAACCTGAGCCGCATAGCGGGTATTTTCCCCGGATTGCGGGCGCTTGGCCTTGCGGTGGAGCGCCGCGATCCGGTCGTCGATGAACGACAAAATACCGCGGCGCTCCTTGCTGTTCTCTGGACCCGTCTCGTCGTTTTCGGTCCACGGTCGGCGCTGCGCTGTCACAGATCGGCCGCGAACGACATGCCGAGAGCCGCCATGTAGGTGTCGAGAATGGCTTCCATCTCTTTGCGATCCGCGACCGGAAGTTTGCGGAGCCGGACGACCTGGCGCATAATCTTCGGGTCGTAGCCCTGCGATTTGGCCTCGTTGTAGGTGTCGCGAATGTCGTCCGCGATGCCCTTCTTCTCTTCTTCCAGGCGCTCAACGCGCTCGATAAAGAGGCGCAGTGCCTCGTCAGATGCTTCCGCCATTCCGATGTCTCCTGAGTTGTGACCGATACCAGTCATGGCAATTACCTCAATTTAAAAGTGAACTGTTAATCGCGCGGAAGCACGCCGACATAGTTGGTCGCCAGCACCCCGACGAAGCGGTCAACCTCCGCTTCGAGGTCGGCGAGCGCGCCGTTGTTGTCGATCCGCAGCATGAGAGCCGGGTTGTATTCGATGTCCATGGAGTCAGAGCCCTCGGGCGGCACGCCACGTCCGCTCGCGTCCACCCACGCCACCTCGTCGAAGAGGTGGTAGGATGCGACGAACTCGCGATGGGTCCGCATCCCGACATAGACATCGGCGACTTCGAGGATCGCGGCCGACAGGCGCGACGGGTCGGCCTCGTTGTAGTCGGCGATGATGTCCCGCCAGGTTGCGCGATGGTTGACGCGATCGGCGTAGCAATCTTCAAGGCTGTCATAGACGATACCGCGGCGCGCCAGTTCGGGCCGCACGACCTGTTCGGCGACGAAGAAGCTGGACGATCGGAAGTCGAAACCGTGCTTGTCGCGAAGGATTTCGGCCACGGTGTCCTTGCCGTGGCGCGCATGGCCAAGAATGAGCAGGCGCGGCTTTTGGAGCGTGTTCGTCATAGCAAGTCCTCGATGTTGCCGGCGGTGCCGGTGGCTGCGGAGCGGAAGGCGTAGAAAGCCTCCCACACCGCCGGGTTGACCTCGCGACCGCAGCGCTCGACGGCGAGCCGCAGGGCCTCAAATTTCTCCGGCGCCCGCCCTTCGGAAAGGACGACGGGGAGGTTGGTGATTTCGTAGGCGCGTGCGACCCATTGGCCCTCCTCGTGCCAACGGAAGTGCAGGCGGTTCCAGAGCAGAGCGGCGCGAAAGAAGTCGCTCCACTCCGGCAACCGGGTCAGGTCCCTCAATCCAGACAAACCCGGTCTTTCAGGGCCACCAGAACCGCACGGCCCTCGTCGGTGATGCTCAGGCGATCGACGCAATCAATGCGGCGCCCGACGAGCTTGAGGAGCCCGTGGATCCTGAGCATGCGGGTGTCGGCGGTGAACCACGTCTGCTCGGGGCAATTGTTGGTGATTGTCCCCTGCCCTGCGGCGCTGAGGGCGACGAAGGCGAGCGGGCGCGCCAAGATGGCGTCAATCGACTCCTCCTGCGTGTAGACGTGCCCGTTCGTGTTCACCGGAGCGTGCGGATGCTGGATCGGGCGCACCGAGCGCGCGGGAAGGCGGCTCAGCATTTCTTGCCTCCGTCCGCCCGACGGTTTTCGACTTTGTGGTCGGCCCGATTCCGGTTGTACGCCCGTTTCTCCTCGATGATTTCGAAGAGGGGGATGCCCTCGTGGGCTGCGAGCGCGATGATGCGGAACAGGGCGACGGTCAGCCAGTAGCGCGCGACCCGAACCTTGTCCTTGCGGTATCCCTCATCGAGGGACTTCGCGAGCGCACCGACGATCCACATGAGGTTGCCGCCCGGCCCGGCATTGGTGATTTCCCGATACGAGCGCGCGACACTGGCCGAACGATGTTCGTTGTGGGCAATGATGAGCGCGTATTCGTCCGAGGATGCACGCTGCTCGGCGCCCAACTGGTCGAGCAGCCGAATGGCGCAGTCGCCGAGTTCGACATGATAGCCGGGACGGTCGGGCAGCTTGTCGTCGTTCAAACCGTCGCGGCGTGCGTCTTCGGCCTCGTCGAGTTCCGTGACGCCGAGCATGAGCATCTCGCCGCGGTTGCGCGTGTCGAGCAGGTCCGCGCCCGTTGCCAGATCGGTCCACCATCCGGCGACCCGGTTCTCGTTGTGGATTTCGGCCGCCAGATAATCGAGCCCCTGGATGAGGTCGTGTCCGTATCCGAGCACGTCGGCATGGACATGCTCATAGCCGGTCCCGTTACATTCCGAGCAGTCGGCCGCCGACTTCGGGCCGCCGCAGCATGGGCAAAGCTGGTCGGTTCGTCCGTGGTAAATCAGTGTCATCGCCCCGTCCTTTTGCGAAGTTCAACAAAAAGGTGATATTCAGGTCAAGCCGGAACAGGCCAACCCTTGCGGCGCGCGTACCGAATTTGCTGGCGGGTGACAGTGCTCGGGGCGGGTGGCGCGGGCTTTCGCCACAGCTTGGCAGGCTTCCGCATGCGAACAGGGAGCACATGGTCGAGCATCGCCGCCATCTTGCGTTGTGCTGCGAGGCGTTTAGCCGAGATGAAGGTCCAGCCCCGGCGCCCGAGCGTGCGATAAGACCCGTCGGCGAAGACCTTCGTCGGCTGCGGGCGGGGTTCGTAATCGGGCGCGCTGCGAATGACTTTGCGCTGGATCCGGCGAGTGAAACTGCTCATTGGTTCGTCCCTTCCTGGTGATGTCGATTATTGCTTGGTTTCGAAGTAGCCGGGGCGCTTGGTGCCGGGCTTCTTGCGCGGGATGGCGTACTGGTATTCCATCCGCCCCTCGCGGCGCTGCGCCAGTTCGACCTCGCCGGCCTCGTAGCCCTTGCGGGCCGTGGCGATGGCGTCTGCCTCGGGGCCTTCGTCCGGCCACGGGTTGCCCGCGTAGCGCTCGGCAATGATGAACTTGTCATCTGCGCGCTTGGGGAAGCCGACGCGGCTCAAAATCGGGGAATCGGGAATGATGGTAGCAGCCATGATAGTCTCCAAGTTCAATATTAAGTTGATATTCTAGGCAAGCGGAATCGACAGGGAATCGCAGGCTTCGAAGTCCCAGCGATGGAATTTGGTCATGTGGTCGCGGCCGAGGAGGCCGAGCAGCGGCGGCTCGCCGGGCGCAACGACGTTCGTTGATCGCGGCACTTCGAGACCGAGGCGCGCGCCGATCGCACTGGCGTCCGGTGAGTAGGGCACGATTTCCGTTCCGAGGTCGGGCCGCAGATAGTAAAACTGCGACTTTCGGTTTTCGGCGTAGGGGTGCTTGCAGGCATATTGCGGATGGAAGCCGCCTCCCCCGGTCTGGTCGTGCTGTGACGTGAAGATCACCTGGTTGTCCACCAGCCATTCCTCGAACGTCCGGCCCTCGACCTGCGCGCGCTGGATCCGGTTGTGCTCGTCATATTCGGGCCGAACGGCATGCTCGATGCCGAAGGTCTTGAGATAGTTGTAGAGGCTCCACATGCGGGATTCCGGGTGCCGCAACACGCCGACGCGCCGCCAGCGGTCGTATCCGAACGGCACGCCATCGGCTTCCATGTGCCGGTAAGGCATGAAGGCTTTCGGATATTCGGCGAGCACCGTCCGATAGAGGCTCCCCGTCCCGGTGCGGGGCGGCAAGATGACGACGGTCTCGATTTCAGGGATAATCAGCATTTGCCTCTCCACTTCAATAAAAAGGTGATGTTCCGGGCATGATTCCGTGCTTTGCGCAGTGGGCTTCCCAATTCCGGGCTTCGACCCACCCGCGGTGCGGATCGTGGAATCCCCATCGGCGCACTGCCGGGCCGGTGATGAAGATCGTCCGAGCCTCTTGTTCCATCGTGGCCCCGGCGGGTGGATGGTAGACCGGAACGCGCTTGAGTTCGAGCCGGTGCGCTTTGCGGCCGGTCCACCGGAAAGTCATCGAGCCAGGTGGGCACCAGCGGCGCTCGTGAAGTCCGCCCTCATGGATGATATGCTCGTGATACCCGCCTTCGAGCACAATCGAGAAGGACCAGAAGGGGTGATCGTGGAGTGCGCGGTCGTCGTCACTGCGGTGGATGATGTGGTAATAGATGCTCCCGAACCACTTCTGCCGGAAGCGCCACCAGCGGCGCATATATGCCGGAGTGCGCAAGTCCTTGGGAATTCGCACGTCGGAGCCGCGCGAGCGGGTTAGTTCCCGGTGGCCGGCAAGGAGCCACTTCGTGACGGGCTCGGGCAGGCGGCGGACGAATGTCGCGAGCGCCCAACAGCCGACAAACAGGGGCGCGGAGAGCGCCAGTCCGGCGTAGAGTCTGGATTTCTTCATCGTCCGCCCCCTCAGCCGTGCCCGATGGCGCGCATGATGTCGCTGTGCTCGCCCCCGCAGCCGTCCGACGGGATGCCGGCAGCGTGCAGGACTGCGGAATGCTCCTGCTGAGCGGCCGGGCGGTAAGCCTGCTCAACCGCCACAGGACACGGCATGACCGGGGAGGCAGCTTTGGTCTCCTCAGGCACAGCTTGTTCGCGGTGCCAGGTCAGGAATTGATGAACTTTGCTTTCCTTGCGGAGATTGAACCGGGTGCGCTCCGCTTCCGTGAAGACCTTCATCTCGATAAACTCGATGGACGCTTTGGCGTCGGCCAGTTCCTCAATCAGATCGTTGCGCAGGTCGGCACCCGACCAATGGACGGTCTTGCCGCCCATCATCACAATGCGCCCGATAACCTGCAACGCCTCGCCGAACTCCTCGGTCACTTTCGCGATGCCGGGCCAAACCTTGTCACCAAATGCGAACATCGTCGTATCTCCTAGATTGTCTGCACCATCGCGCTAAATTCGAGCCCGAGGAGCATGAGGACGAATCCCGCGCTCGTGCTGCTGCGTTCGAGCCGCAGGTCGATCCAGAGCCAGCGGTGTTGCCAATAGGCAGGGAACAACTGCCAGTGGCAGGCGGCCCGAGCCATCGCGCGGCCGAGTTCGAGGGTGATTCTCATCGCGCGATGCTCCCGAGCGATTCTCGTGCTGCGGCAATGCTTCGTCCAAGTTGGAACATCGGAGGCCCGCCGAGTGAGGTGTCGTTCGTCGCGTTGTAATCATCGAGGGCAGCAAGGGCGGCGGTGGCGTCGCGCTCCAAGGTGGTGATTGCCCTACCGAGCGCGCGCCGGTTCTCGACCTCGCGGTTGTTGGCGGTGAGCAGTTCGGTCACGCGGCGATCGTGCTCGGCAATATGGCCTGCCAGGGTTTCGATATGGGCCTGCTGCGCGACCCAAGAGGCGTCCATGGCCTCGCCACGGATAAGGTCGTGCCCTTGGTCCCAAATCTTGCGGGCGATGGCGCGGTGGGCGTCAGTAGTTGTGGTCATTGGTCGTTCTTCCTGTTGCTCTTGAACAGCAGCTTCGTTTCGGTGGCCGGGTAGACGACCTCCCCTGCGCTGACCGGCCAAGCCGAGCCCGTGAGCAGGTTGACGACGAAAACGGCGTTTCCGATGCTGTGGTGCTTCTCGACGGCCGCGCGGGTGCTGCTGTCCAACGACAACATCATGTGCGGAGCGCCTTCACGAACGAACACCTGACCGGGTTCCATATTCCCGAGAGGGCGACCGCCAGCGGTTTCCTCGACATGGACCATGTGGTGAGCCGAGCGCGGAATCTTCGTGCTGCTCATCGTCCGCCCCAAATCATCGCGCGGAAGAACTGCCCCACCCAAATCAGGCAATAGAGGATACCGATCCCCGTGCAGACCGCGCCCGCGGTCACGAAAATTTCGCCTAGCGTTTTCAGCATTTCCCTGCCCTCCTGATTTGGGCGACGATGTTCTTCGAAGCCCGGTCATTGTCGGCGTGGCACGGCTTCAACGGCAGGATCCCCACGAGGCGGCCATCGACTTTGATCTTGCGGTGTCGGCGCCCGTGCTCGACCGCATAGGGGCGGCCGGTGGCATCGAGGGCCTCTTGCACCTGCTTAGGGAGCCGGACCGACATTACGACGCCCGAGCGATGTCGGCAGCGTCCCGCAGAGCGTCCGAAAGGTCCTTGAAGCCGTTGAGAAAGGCCCGGACGTTCGCGAACCTCTCTTTCAGGCTATCCCGCTCGCGCCGGGCCTCGTCGCGTTCCTGCCGCAGTTCGACGGCGTCGCGGCGATACACTTGGTGTGCGGAGAGCAACTCCTGAATCCTATCGACGGCTTCGCTGTATTTGTCGGAGACGGCAGCATATTTTTCGATGAGTGCGTCGCGCTCAGCACGAGGAACCATCGGGGTCGGCCACTCGGCGATCGTCGGCTTGTCCGCTTCGAGTTCGGCCGCGAAGCCGTTCACCCGGTCGGCATATGCGAAATAGTGATTCTTCCGATAGGTCGGCCAGGTGGTGGAGTGGGTTTCGGTCGTGATGTCGGTCGCCACCTGCCGCAATCCGCAAGCGACCTTGGCCATAATGTACTGGTCGGCGAAGCGCGCGCTGACACCGTGGTTGACCGCGTCGTGGATGGCCGGCGCCTCGGCGGCCGACAGCTTGCCGAAGCTGCTATTGGCGAACATTGTCCGCGTCCCTGCTTCGTGGCGGCTTTGCGGAAACTCCGCTCTGCGGGAGGCCCAAGCGCGATAGAAAGTCGCTTTCAGAGGTGCGTCGGTCCACCAACTGATAAAATTTCCCGCGGCTTCGTGCCAATAGACACCCGGCGGAATCGCCCCTGCCCCCTCTGCAATTTCACCCCCGCCCCCCTTGCGATTTTCGGAGAGCGGGCCGCCCGTGAACAGGGGGCGTTCGCCGTTGAAGTTGAACGACTTGCGATCCAGCACGGCACCGAGAGCCTGCCACTGGCCGGACGTGGTGCATTTCATCTTCTTGAACAGTTCGGCGTCGGATTGCCGTTCAAAGCGCGCAATTAGCGTGGCGCCCGCGTAGACGTGGTATTTCCCGTTCGGGGACCAATACACCGACCAGGTTTCACGATCCCCGGCGGGGCTGGCCGTCCCGTCAGCGTCCGCGGCAGGGATCGTGAACTCGTCGAACTGCCGGGCAATCATCGCGCCCGCGCTCTTGTTGCTCTCGTGAACGGTGACTTCGACCGCTTCGGCCGGTGCGGTAGCGAGCAGCGTCCGCTTCAATTGTTCGAGCCAACGGGTCTTCCCGCTGCCCTGCTCCCCGTAGACCGTAATCGTTGCTCGCAT